TTGTACCACCAACTAAACCACATACAGGTACATATTTACCATAAAGTGGTGAGTATAAAAATAATTCAGGATCTGTACCAATTTTTGCGTTATTAATTTTCATAGTTTTTAAATTAGTTTGTTAAAAATTTTAATTAAGCCACCACGTTTATTTACATATTGATCTACAATAGCATATGATTGAGCTAAATAAGGTTCTAAAAGTAAATTAGCAGTATTATCAGCACTAACACTATATGTTACACATGTATAACCAAATAAATCAGCTAAATCTTCAGCAATAGTTAATCCTAATTCAAAATATTCAGGATGTTTATTGCTGCCATACATACCATTTAATTCCATATTGTTAATAACTGCAGTTGAACAATTACCAAATAATTCATTTACATTAAATCTTATATTTGATAATGGTCTATATTGTTCATATTCACTTTTAGTTTCATAAAAATAAATACGAAACTCATTATCAATAAAATGTGCATGAATAGTATTATTAGCTTTACTTATAACTCTTATATGTTTAGGCTTTATAATTTTACTATATTTTTCCTGAATTAATTTTGTAGCTAAAGATTCAATATAAAGATCTAATGCTTTTAAAAACATAGGTGCTTTGTGAGCATCCATACCACCATAATTTGATTTGATGTTTTTTATTTCATTTCTTTCCATTTTAAAATAATTAAATTTGTTAATTGTTGTAAATAATGTTTATGTGTTAATGTACCAAATGATGGTGCGCTACAACTTTCAATAATAATATATTCACAAGATTTTCTTCTTTGACCTTTACTATTAGTTGCAGATTGTACTTTTACATCAAAAGCGCCTATATCTAAACCTAATTGTTTTAAAGCTTTAACACAATCCTGTATAATATCATTAAAATTAATAGGTTCATCAAATTTTTCATTGTCTTGTAAAATCCATACACAGTTATCATCATGTCTTTGAAAACGTTTATTTTCAGGTGTATCATTTTTTAACATTTTACGACAGGTATAAAAACAACCATTTTCAGTAACATGTAAACGATATTCACGAGAATATGTATAGAATTTCTCAAATATATAATTACTTAAGTCCTTATCAGCCATCCATGCTTTTAGTTCTTCTGGTGTATTATGTTTTACATTACCAGTACCACGTGAACCATGTATATGTTTAGATAACATAGGATATGGTAAATCATTAATAGATACTGAAATATTAAGTTTTTTATCTAAAAACATAATTTCTGAATTAGCACTATTAAAAGTATACCAATCTGCTGTTTTTATATTGGCTTGGTTAAAACATTGTTTCATTAGAAACTTATTAGCACTATTAATTATACCTTGTATAGAATTTATTTCTACTTGAGGTTTAAATATAGCACCACTTGTTGTAGAACCTAAGCGTATAACAGATCTGAATCTAAATAAAGGTAATTCACTACGTAAATTACTATGACTAGGATGTCTACTAAATACTTTTGGTCTAAAAGCTGTTAATTTTTTCTTTTTAGTAATCATAAAAGTTTAAGGTTTTTTTGGTCTATCATAAAAAGATAATTTTTAGATTTAATCTGACAATATGTTGTAGAAGATACTTTACGTATATCACTTACAACATAATCAGTTTTTACATTTAAAGGAAGACGACCAGGATTAATTATATTAACTTTACTACCTACAACTATTTTAGTAATTTTAGGTAAAGAATAACCTTTAAATAATTGTATAAAATTAGGTTCAACTAATTCTAAATCAGAAGCTACAAATTTTAAACTTTTATTAATTTCAGGGTTATATACTTCAGCAATAGTTTGTGTTTCACCTGTTTCTTTACAAACATAATTGGTTAAAACTTTTGTAATTACAAATTGTTTACCAACCATACTTTGTTTGACATTTGTATATTTAAAAAGCTCACTAGATTTTTTAAAATCTACAACTTTAAATATTAAATTATCAAGTAAATTTTTATAACCTGAAAGTTCAAGATGTGCAAATTGTATAGTATTATTAAAATTTATTAATGAATCAGTTCTAAATCTATGTATAAAATCTTTTAACTCAAATAATCTATAATTTTTAGTAGAATTATCTAAAATTATTATAAAATTTTTCTCTTGATATTCAGGTTTAAATCTTATAATAAAAGCATTATAACCTTGTATTAAACTATTATGTATATGACGATAAGCACCTGTTGCATATCTGACATATTCTACACGTGTATCTGTTAAAATTAATCGTTTTATATGTTCTGTTAAGTTATTAAAATTGTTCATAATCAAATAATGTTAATTGTTTATCAATAATTAAATTTATTTCTTTATAACATTCTGTTACATAAAAATTATAATCAATATTATATTGAGCAATTGGTTTTGCTACATATGTATTAAATATAGTTACTGTGTAACCTTTGTTAATTAATTCTGTAGTACCTTTTTTATAATGTTTTATAAATACAGCACCTTTGTTAGATATATAATATCTGACATTTTTTTGTTGTTTTTCTCTAATGATTTGTTCACCATTTAAATAATGAATTTCACTATGGTCACCTTCCCTGAATTTCTGTCTACCACAAAAATCATAAATATTGGTATGGTTTAATATTGTAGTTTCTACAGGTGTATTATTTACAAAATACTCTTGTAATGCTAAAGGTATAATCCTAAATGAATTATCCTTATGATAAGCTGGTTCACTACCAACTACTTTATCTACTTCAAACCTACCTTTATTTTTAATTTTACCTTTAGTAGATACAGCAATATAATTATTAACATCAGCAATAATCATTTTACTGTAATTCACATATTCAAGATTTAATTTAGTTTTAACTTCCCAATCTTTACACAATTGATAATATAAAGCTTCATCTGACTTTTTAAGTTTTACAGTAATACCATCAGTATTAACTTGTAAAACAGTCAGGTTACTTATAGTATCAACTAATGTTTCAGCAAGCAAGCTTAATAACAATTGACCATTTAATGTTATACTCATTGTAAACTTTGGGTCATATAAAAAGCTGTTAACATCATTAGATTTACCATATACACTATTAGCAGCAAGCTTAAATCCATCAGATAACACCATATTACCTGCTTTTTTAGCCTGCATACGTAAATCAATAATACCTTTATATACTTCAACAAAGTCCTGACCTAAATGCTCAGGGTAAAATCCATTAGTAATAGCTAAATTAGGGTATAGTGAACCCACATCAGCATCAATAATAATAGTTTCATTATCAGCTTCATACACACCAGGTTTAATACAACCATGAATACCACCAGTACCATAATCATACTTAAAACCTTTATAAACAACAGATTCTGCAAAAGCACCTTTAGTATTATTTATGGTAGTTTGTTTAAAAGTATGTAGTAATGTGTTAAATTCTACAGAGTTAAACGTAATGTAAGGTAAAATAACGTCATTTAAGGCTATTTTTAGCCTATCTGAGCGTAGTTTTTTAACTTCATGTGTGTCAGTATCAGTTTTATCACAATAAAGCTTTAAAATCAATTGTTCGCCTATTTTACTATCAGACCAGTTTAAGCATGGTATGTTATAGGTGTTCATTAAAGATTTGCGTAATTCAATTTTAGGTAATGATTTCTTATAAAATTCATAAGTAGCCATAACATCATTAAGGTTATAGGCTAATATACCTGCAATTTCTTCAGCTGTAATATTAGTTCTGGTATGTTCTATTGGCATTTCCATAACATTAGGGTAGTTCATGCTAATCTCTAAGGATTTTAAGCTTGTACTCCTGGCTTTGTTATTATAATGCCATAGTTTAAATAGATCTAATTGAGGTATTAATACTTCAGAGTGTTTAACTGCTACAACATTGTGGAATTTATCTTGTATTTGTTCCTGTATAATTTGTTGAGCTTTAAGGTAAAGGCCATCAACGATTTCATAAGGGTTATTTTTAACTCTATAACTCCTTGTTGTTATCAATTTATGAATAACAGGATAGTCAAAATTAACATTATTAAAACCTATGTGGCCTTTACATATTTTCAAATGCTTTAACAGTTCTTTACAATCATTCCTATCCTTATGTATAACATATTGCACAGTTTCATGTGTATCAATGTTATACGCTGTATAGGTAAAACAACTAGCTAATGTTTCAATATCATATACCCATACATTTCTGTTATCCATATTTAGTTTTTATTTATATTTTTAGTTTCTTTAATAAGTTCATTAGCATCTCTAAGTGCTAATTCATAACCTTTTAAAAAACCTATAACATATGCACTTCTTTCAACTTCAGTATTATCTTCCATACCATAAGTTTGTACAGCTGCATATTTAGCTGCTGATTTTAATTCTTCTAAATTCATAATTTATCTATTAAACATGTTGATTTGTTGTGTGAATTAGCATAACCACCACAATAAGGGCATTTAACTTCTAAAGGACCTGTAATAGAAGCATATACTTTACCTTGATATAATGGTACATTATGATAATATTCAGGATGTGTAAATTCATCTATATAATTGTAATCTACTCTTACATTATCTAAATGTGTTTGTGCTTCATTAAGTGCTGGTATTTCAGTAAAATGTACTTCAAACCTTTGTTTGTTGTATTCATCTTCAATAAACCAGTTATCTTTAATTTTATGTAATCTACCTTTCATAGTTTTTCTATTTCTTGTTTGACTTTAGTCCAAAATTCATATCCTCTATCAGCACCCATGTAACCTAATACTTCATTACAAGTTATTAAAGCACATTCTTTAGCATTTTCTAGCGAAAGAGTGGTGTATTGAGCTTGCTCCCATTTAATTCCGAGATATCCAAACTTTTGACATAGTTGGAGTGCTTTTTCTCTTGGTGTCATATTTCAAATATATTTCCGTTATATGTTAAACCTAAATCAAATCTTCTATCAGTTACTCCTGCTGCATTACTAAATGTAATACCATAGTCAGGTAAATATCTGAATCCAGTATTGATTATATCTTCAAAGTTGTGAATGTGTCCTGATAAAAAGTATTTTGGTTTAATTCTATCCAAAACATGTTTGCGCAAAGCACCATCACCACAAAACTCTAATACATTTTGTCTATTTCGAGATAAATCCAATATACCTTTGCATGGACCATGCACTGCAACTATATCCATTCCTTCAGGTATTTGTTCCCAAACACGGTTTATAGTTTCTCTTGATTTCATAAAAGCCCAATTACCAAATGTTGGTGTGAATGGACTACCAAATATCTTTATACCATTTACATCCATCCAATCGTGATTGAGTAAATGAATGCCACGAGATATAAAATCAGATACTTTAACCAAACCACGTTCAATTGAAGTATCATGATTACCTGGAATGAAGATTTTGTTTGGTATAGGTACTTGTTCATACCAATCTATAAACTTACGAACTTCATTTTCATTAGGAAATGGGTCTTTGTGATTACTACAATCGCCTGTATGAATAACCAAGTCAATATCTTCAGGTATAACAAGTCGGAGGTGAAATCCGTGTGTATCTGATATGTGCCAAATTTTCATAATTACATATAGTTTTGATTATAGTATTCTTCAAATGTTAAAGATTCAGTATTACCTTTAACCATATTAAATGCTGATTGACCACCTGCAATAAAAGATTTATGCATTTGTTGTTTACTTTTAGTAAGTGCTTTATTAGCAAGTAAACGCCAATTACTATTTAATTCAAAACTTGACATTTTATTAAGTTCATCAATAAACCATTGTACAGCTAATTGTTCACAATCAGTTTCTGTATCATGTGCTTGGCAAGGTGTTTTCATTTGATTCTTGTGTTTTAAGTGATTCTTCTCTAAGTTTATGACTAGCTACATCTAAAAATGCATTTAAATATGTACCACGTATACGTTTACTTTCATATAGTTGTTTTAATTCATCTAATGATAAAGCCATGTATTCATGGTATTTTTTAACATATGCATTATATTTTGCTATTTTATCTTTTTTAGTGAGTTTCATAGATTTTCCATTTTATTTTTAAGTTTTTATTTTGTGTTAGCATATTACCTATTATATTTTTAGTTTCATTTTTAGATAATGAGCCTATAAACTTTTTAAAATATAACACATTAAATAATATATAATACCTATAAACATCACAATCACTGTAGCGTAAATCTAAGTATATAAATTCTTTAACTAAAATGGTATCAGACTTTTTTAATAAATTTTGTTTTAATTTATTTAATATTTTAATCATTTGTTTCATTTTGATTTAGTTTAGGTAGTTTAAATCTATTATTATTTCTATCAATATGCCCATTGTTATAATCATCTATACGTTGAGCAAGTTCCATTTTTTTGGCTTGTAAAATTGTTTTGTATGCATCTTCAATAGGCATACTTAAAAATGGCTTAATTTCTTCAATTAGAAATTCTACTGCTGTTTGTTTATTTTTCATTGCGTATATTTTTTAAAGTATTTCGAATAAATTGTGTATTTTCACCCCAATACATTTCGCATTTACCATCATTGATTGGTGGTTCTACAAAATATGATTGGTAATATTCATTTGCTTTAACTGTGAATCTATAGCAAGAGTCTTTAATAGAACATCCTTCACCATTACATTTAGTTATATCTGCCATTGTTTTGTTGTTTTACAATTTATTTTAGTTTTAAAATATGTATCTAATTGTATTCCAAGGTATTATACTATCATGTAATTCTTTAAACTGTTCAATAAACTCAGTTTTTAAATAATGTTTATACCTTATATTTTTACCACCATATTGTGATATTTTATCTTCTTGAATATCTGGTTGCCATAATAATTCTTCACCAGGTATATTATTAATGATATTATATTGATGTTTATTAACATTATGTGTAAGGAATATAACTTCACATTTAACCATGTCTTTATAATCAACATAATCATTAACCATTTGAAATAAATATTCATAATCTTCAAGCCAATTATGATATACTACGACAGGACTAAAATTAATATGTACATCATAACCAGCATCAATAAATGCATCAATAGCTTTAATTCTATCTATTATTTCAGATGTATTAGGTTCTAATATATCAGATATATTTTGTGGCATAAGACTAAATCTAATCCTTACTTTAAATTCAGGATCAAATGTTGTTAATGTAGGATTAACATATTTAGTAGCAAATGAACCAAAAGCTTTGGGATGTTCTTTAAAGAATTTAAATATATATTCCCATTTGTGGTATTTAGCATGTAATGCAAAATCTTCATTACATGATATGTCATAAGTAATGTATTCTGAATGTGTTTGATTAGGTTTTGATACGTCAGCTAAAAACCAGACGTGATTATTTATAGCATCAAGTATTTGACTTGCATTATTAGCTATATCTAACCCATCTGGTTTATGCCTTTTCATATAACAATAACCACAATTGTACAGACATCCATAACCAAAACTAGGACTAATATAATCAGTTGACCTACCACTAGGTCTGATTATCATTGATTTTCTTGTTAATTGTTTTAACATAATTTATTTTTTAGTAGTCAGGGCAGGTCCGAGCTGCATCTCTCATCTACTATGATGAGGCGTTACCTTACGCCACCTGACTAACATTATTGATTACTCAATAATTTCTTGTTTATTAATTACTTTAACTAACATTTTACCTATCCCCATCCATGATGAAGGTGCAAATTCATTTTTATCTGGATTTGTGGTATTAGTAGGTATAAATAATACCCAACCTACTACTGATAATGCAGCTAAAAATGTTAATAATAGCCATATAATAAAACACCATTGTTTCATATTAGTATGTTATTATAACTTGGTTATTATTAATAGTTAAAGATTTAATATTAAAACGTAATTCACGTGTTGTTGTATTTGATACAACAGGTGTAATACGGCTTATAGTACGTTTAGATGATACATTATTCATCTTATGTAGTTTTGATGCTATACTGCTATAAGTACGTTTATATGTAAGCATATGCATTTTAATAGCATTTAAACGTGATTTACCTTTAAGTGTATTGATAATGTTTAATTGTTTTATTTCTGAATTTGTGAATTGTTGACGCATGATTATGTATAATTAATAATTAATAAAAAATAGGGTAGTATATTTCAACTACCCTATTACGTGATTATTATGCATTTAAAGCAACTGTCCTAGTTGCAGCTTGAAATGCTTTAATTTCAGCGGTATTATTATGCTGAATTAATGTATCAACTACACTTAAATCATCAACATATTCAGTACGACGATAAATAGGTTGACCATTAAATGTACAAGTTGGTGCATTTTCAGCATTACCAGCACGTTTAAGTTGTGAACCTAATTCTTTAGTTAGTGTTTCAACCACAATGATATTACCACTCATTTCCATACCTGGTACAAGAAATGTTTTAGCTTTTTCATAAGCTTCTAAAGATATAGATTTTAAAGCTGTACGTACTTTAACGCTAGCAACGCTAGATGACATATCTACAACTTGTTGTTCTAGACGTAAATAGCCATAAACTTTACCATCTTTACCTAAAGATTCATTAGCTGTGAATACTGTGCCTGTTGAAGGATTTACTGTTAATTTTACATTTGATTTCATAATTTTTGTTTTTTAATTGTTTTTGATTGGTTAGTTAATTAATTGATTAGTTTTTTTGATAACGATATATATTTTTGTGAGGTACTGGTTTTAACTCACCTAATATGATATCTGGTTTATTTCTTTCAAGAAATATGTTTATTACATTAGGTACACTATCAGGATTAATCAGTAATGATACTGTATTATAACCTGGATGTGTAAATTCCATATGACAAAACATATTAGGGTCAACCCAAGTACTAAATTGATTACTAATTTTAATACCTGCTTGTTTACTATTGAATATGCCATCTATTGTGTATAGTTTAACATACACAGAATCAGTTTCAATTAAATTATAATCTAGATATACTTTAAATGATAAAGTTTTATCAGTTAATTTAGGTGAACTGTCCTGTGCATGTAAAACTGACCCTAAAACAATAACCATGGCAGTTATTATGTTTTTCATATTTGCACAAATATTCTAATTGCTTGGAATACAAGATATGCAAATGTAAATGTCAATATTGCTACTGTTACACCAAATGTTGCATCTTCATGTTTAGTGTAGATTTGTTTGATTTTTTTCATAGTTTATTATATTATTTTGGTTATAATTATTATCAGTGATGATGATAATATAAAAATGACAGCAGTAAGACCTATTACTGCTATCATTTTAAGTTGTTGCTTAGACATAAGTTTCTATGTACCAAGATTGTACTTGTGGAAATACAGGATGATCTGTATATGCTTCACTGTTATTAGGGTGAACCATATCAAACCAATAATCACTGTAACCACCCTCCCAAATGTATTGTTGTAACCTATAGGCTGCATTAGGATCTTTATCTAATTGTTCTTGCATATCATCAAGAAAATCCATAATAGGTGATTTTAAATTGTTTGATGATTGTACATCAATAGCTGTGTTAATTTGTTGTGTTGTCATGGTTATTGTTTTTTAGTTTATGTTAATGAAATATAACATTACGCTATGTAATATTATAATGTGTATGATTATGTATAATTAATGAAAAGTGAAACAGTGGGTTAGAAGACCCACTGCAACACATTAGTACCGTCTGTGTGTAACACAAACTCACCATTCTCATTAACTACAGGTGTAGTACTCTTAGGTTCAAAGTCTGTTAGTATGTCACCAACAGCATTTCCTGGGTTAGCACACCAAGCAAATGTATAGCCAACACTATATTTAGATGTTTTAGCACCTACTAACATTGTTTTACCTGTTTGTGATAATTTAAATACTTTAGCTTCCATGATTTTTGTTTTTTAAGGTTTAGGTGGCAGTACTACCCTTCCTGCCAAAGTTTAGTGGGGGTATGTAGTTGGGGGAGGTCACTAACAACATGCATATAATTTTTCAAAAAAATTTATAAAAAAATTTTTATAAAAAAAATTTGTATATTTACATCATGATGTTACAACTTGATCCTCAGATACCTATGATTACTCCTAAAGGTAAAGGTCAATGTATTTTAGTAATTGATTATAGTGAGGAGCATGATTTAAAATGGGTAGTTATACAGGATGATACAGGTGAGGTATGGGCTTGGCCTAATGATAAGGTTAGGGGTTTTAAGAATGTAACTATGGGTAGAAACAGTGTTAGTAAAATAAGTTAATTTATATATGAGCAATGATGAATTTCAAATGAAAGGTTTTTGGGATAAGAAACCTACACAAAGTAAGGTTTTTAAACCTAATGAGATTATTGGTTTTTTAATGGTTAATGGCTCTTGGGCTGTTTATTTAAAGGAAGGTGTTAGGCGTAAAAGGTATGTCCAAAACCCTGAGTTTGAAAACTTTACACAGATTAATCAGGAATTAATTAATTATGAATTATGGCAAAAGTATTATAAGGTTATATTAGGGGTTGATGACTTTAGTCATAACATTGAATAATTTTTTAATAATTTATAGCTCATATATCAAAATTTATTGTATATTAATAGTATGGTAAGGGTTAACATTGTTAACATCACCTCTGAGGGCCAAAAGGTAGTTAAGAGGTCAGACATTGGGTTAGTAGGTATAAATAATACTGAGGTTGTCCCCAATACCTTACAAAAAGGACCTTATAAGGAAAAAGGTAGATAGCTGGAGCACAAGGTAAAGGTACCCTCCTGAATTAACAGGGTTAAAGCTTCCAGATAGGTTTAAATGACCTAGGGCTAAATACTGATCTACTATAATCCTAAAGGTTAAAATCGCTTAGTGGTAACATTAAGTCAAAAAAGGCAGTTTCTGCAGGGGTATGTTTTATCTTAAAAAATATAAGGGATAGTTATATAACATGTGTTATTATATATTAAATTTGTAAGATATAATAATATATGTTATATTTAACATTAAAAGGGTAAAAGTAATATGGAATATAAAATACCAGTTAATAGCCAGAATTATTTTAAGGCTATGCTGACCGTTTTAAATTTTAATTTGAATCTGTCAGAATTGGAAATGGATATACTCTGTGCCATGATGAATAATGGTTTGATAGAGGTAAACATTGACACTAGGGAAATTATTAGGAAGGTGCTTAATAAGGATAAGTTCATGACTAATAATTATATTAAACGATTAAGGAATAAAAATGTACTTTTAGATAAGCCTAATGCCAATAGGGTGTATTATATTAATCCAGCTATATTGAACATTATGAATGATATGAAAGTGAGTTTTGAATTTATTATAGCAGATGAAAATAACACAATTCAGGATCAGCAAGATTAATGAAGAAGACTTTGAAGAAGTACTTAATGAGCTTACAATGGGTTTTAGGAAGTATCGTAATAAAAATGTAGGTTTTAATTATACATTGGAGCATGACGATAAGACTATAACTATTAAGTTTGTAGAGTTAGATGAGTCCGTTAATTGATGATATATTAAATGAAATGAAAGCTGAATTTGGGATAACTAAATTTGAGCTTGAAAAAATAATTGACTCCCAGTTTAAGATGCTTGCACAAACTATTGAAAGCAGGGAAGTTAAAGAAGTACATATTAAGAATGTAGGTAAATTTAAACCAACAACGTATTTAATAGCTTATAAGGATGGCAGAGTTAAAAGCAAAAATAAAGGAAATAATACAGGGGTGGAAGAATCACCTCAGTAATCCTTCTGTTGATATAACTAGGTTAGCTGATACAAGGATGCAGTTGTGTGGACGTTGTTCTTTAAACATAGGTAACTTTTGTTCTAAGAATAAGGAAGGGTATGCTTTAACTAAGTTCATGTATAATGGGGAACAAAGATCCCCAGGTTATAAATACAAAGGGTGTGGTTGTTATTTACCTGCTAAAACCAAATCACCAACCTCTTCTTGTCCTTTAGGTAAATGGTGATATAAAAGTAAATACTATGAGGTTGCATGAATTTGAAATAATAAGCGATGTTCAGTCAACAACTTCTAAACCAAAGATATTGACCAAGAACGATAAAATTAAAAAGTTATTTAACCTTGATGAAATAACTGCTGAGGAGTTTATAGATGGTAAGACAGGTAAACATGTTAAGAAGTACTGTGTTATACATGATTTAAACAATACAGCATATAAGGTTAATACACCATATGAAACTGTTAAAAATATAATACTTAATAAAACTTTTATGGTGCAAGGTTTTGCATCTAAAAGTAAAAATAAAAAATAGTTGTGAAAATACCTAAGAAATTACAAATACTAGGCAAGACTGTGGTTATACAACAACCATGGAGAATTAGTAAGCAAGATCATAGGGGTGAGTTTGATTATATTAAGGGTATTATTAAGGTTAAACGTAGTTTACCTAAAGAAGAAAAAGAAACTATATTTTTACATGAATTGACACATGCTGTTTTAGATTATTTAGAATATGATGAGTTGTCAAAAGATGAAAAGTTTGTAGAGCGTTTTTCAAAAGGTTTACATCAAGCATTAACAACAATGGAATAATATGGAAGAAAATAAAACACTTGAAGAAAAAAACATAATTGAAAAGCATACCTTCGATAAGCAATTTAAACTAAGCGTAGCTTTAATTGACCTTGAAAATAGGATTAAAGATTTAGACGTTAGAACCAGGGCATTAGAAGAAGCTATGCATTTTTTTGTTCAATGGTATAATGAAAAAGAAAGAGTAGACATATTGGTGCCAGAGCACTTAAAAGAGTATACGAAAAAATAATTTATGAGTAAAAAACAGGGCGTAAAAGTAGAAGAAAGTCAAAAAGGTGTTGTACCCAACCCTAACAAAACCATATCTATGAGTTTATTAGAATCTTATAGAAGGGTATTGTATGAAATAAAGATATTTTTTGACTCTATAGAGTTTGATAAGATTGAAGAATTAGAACTCAAGATTAAAACCGCTAAGTCTATACTTGATGCTGGCAAAGTATTAGGTGACAATATTAGTTCTTTGGATGTGCTTGAAGAAAAAGTAAAGCGTGAAGAAAAAGAAAATTCAGTACGCAGAGGTGGTGCTGAAACAAGTATGTTTGAATTGTAAATATGTCATCTAATACACAATATGTACCACAGGTAGATAAGTTTGAGAATACCGATGAGTTTAGACAGTTAGCAATACTGTTTGAACAAAAAGGGTATTATACAGATTTACCTAAAGGTACTCCTCAGTATAAAGAGTTTTGGGTAGAAGAAGATAGGAAATGTAGGTTTGGTGTAACTAATTCAAAAGGGATTAGTATAACAGGTATACATTATTTTTACTTGAATTATATTCAGATTAAAGCTGAAGATGAATCTACAGGTAGGAAGAAGATGAAGTTCCCAAGATTTTTGGATATTGATTATGATTATTTTCATTTAGTTGAAGCGTGCAGAAGATTAAAAAAAGGTCTTATATTTTCTAAACCACGACGTACTGGGTTTAGTTATAAGAATGCTGCATTAATGACACATGAATATAATTTTTATAGAGATTCTAAATGTGTTATAGGTGCTTATTTAGAACGTTTGTCTACAAACACAATGAACATGGTTTTAGACAATATGAACTTTTTAAATGCCAACACAGAATGGCGTAAACAACGTAATCCTGATACAAAGGATTTTGTTAAGTCCAGGTTTGAAGCATCTGTAGATGGTGTTAAAGTGTGGCGTGGTTACATGTCTGAAGTAACCAAGTTAACATTTAAAGATAACCCATTTGCATCTGTTGGTTTGAGTGCTAGTGTATTTATATTTGAAGAAGCTGGTACTTTGGTAAACCTAAAAGAATCTTATAATATGTCAGAGCCGTGCTGGAAAGATGGTGAGAATATGATAGGTGTACCTATTGTATTTGGTACTGGTGGTGATATGGAAGGTGGTACAGCAGACTTTGCATACATGTTTAATAACCCAAAACAATATAACTTGTTAGAGTTTACAAATGTGTGGGAAGATGGTAAATCACATACTAGTTGTGGTTGGTTTATACCAGCTACACGTGGTAGGTTAGGTTTATACAAAAATAAACGCATGGTAGATGTGGATGGTAATTCTGATCAGGAATTAGCATTAGAATCAATTATGAGTTTACGTGAAGCTAAAAGATCAGGGCATGATAATAAGGCTTTACAAGATGCTATAACACAGTATCCATTAACACCTAGTGAATCTTTTTTAAGGAACGCAGGCACAGTATTTTCAAGTATGGAGATGAATGAATGGTTAGCTAAACTTGAAACTACACCTTCTTTAAGGGATGATAAAAAGAAAGTTGAATTATACTTTGATACAAATAACAAGCTTAAAGCTAAAATAAACCCAGATCTGCAGGATATTATAAATTATCCTTTGCAGAAGTCAGATAACAAAGAGGGTTGTGTTGTATTGTATGAGGATCCTGTAGATAACCCACCATTTGGGTTGTATATTGCAGGGTGTGACCCATATGATCAAGATAAAGCACAACACAGTGAATCATTAGGTTCATTCTTTGTGTACAAAAGGTTTATGACTAATGCTCATACCTACGATCATATTGTAGCTGAGTATACAGGTAGACCTGAAAGAGCTGATGATTTTTATGAAACATGCAGACGTTTATGCATATATTACAATGCTAAGTGTTTGTATGAAAACCAGCTTAAAGGTTTAAAAGGTTATTTTGAAATGAAGAACAGCCTGCATTATTTGTGTGAACAACCACAGATAATTAAGGATATTGTTACTAATTCAAAAGTGAGCAGGGGATATGGTATTCATATGGCTATACAAATTAAAGATCAATGTGAATTGTATTTAAAACAATGGTTATATGAAGAACGTGAGGATATAGATGGAAAAAAAATATTAAATTTACATACTATAAAATCTATACCACTGCTTAAAGAATTAATTACATATGACAGACAAGCTAACACGGATAGAGTTATAGCTTTTATGTTATGTATATTACAATCCAAAGAATTACATAAAATTCATTTGGAAGAAACACAACCTAAAACTATTTTAGAAATGGACCCTTTCTTTTCAAAGCGTTTGTTTCAAAAAAATACATACAATAAAATTAAATACTAACTTAATAATAAAGAAAAGTGGCTTTACCTATACAAAAGTTACCTTTTAAGAAAAAGGATGATGATTGGAAAAAAGATACTATGGACTACTTTGAACGTATGTCATACAGTTCTGTAGCATCTAACCGTACAACCAATTATAATAAAAAAATTAACTATGACCTGTTTAATGGTCGTTTTAACAAAGCTGACTTAGAATATGTTTGTAATCCTTTAGGGCTTACAGAAAATGAATTCCCAGCTACACTGCAGCATTATGATATTGCATCTCCTTCTCTTAACCTTCTTATAGGTGAAGAAACTAAAAGGGGTGATAATTTTATAGTAGTTTCAGAAAGTTTAAGCGATATTAATCGTAAACAAGAACAGTTAAAAAATACTATAGTAGCTGCATTACAGCAGAAACTAATGGGTGAGATTGATCCAAGTACTATTGATCCTAACAATCCTCCACCCACCCCAGAACAAATTGTTAAATACCAAAAGCATAACATTACAGATCTTATAGAGTCACAAGCTAATAAGATACTTAAGTTTTTACGTAAGAATTTAAATACCAAAGAGATATTTAAAAAGGGATGGAAAGATGCTTTAATAGCTGGTGAAGAAATTTACTGGACAGGTATATCTAATGATGATGTTACACTAAGACGTTGTAACCCATTAAACGTTACTGTAATACTTGATGGTGATACAGATTATGTAGATGATGCTTTAGCTGTAGTAGAAGTACGTATGTTAGCTCCTGCTAGTATTATTGATGAGTTTGGTAGTGATTTAACACCTGAACAAGTTGAGAAGATTGAAGCATTATCTAAACGTTTTACATCAGGTTATAACTTAGTTAATAACAGTCCTACATTTACATTAGATAAAACAGCTGGTGTAGTTGATACAGGTTTATCAAACTTCTCAACAATTAACACTACTGCAGGTGCATTTAATTCTGAATTACTACGTGTAGTACGTGTAGAATGGAAATCATTTAAAAAGCTTTACCATTTGACATATTTAGATATGGAAACAGGGTTACCTGTTGAACAAATTGTAGATGAATCTTTTGATATTAAAGTATTTAAAGGTTTTAATGATACTGCTAAGGTTGAAGAGTTTTGGATTAATGAAGCATGGGAGGGTATTAAGATTGGTGATAGTATTTATGTAAATGTACAACCTAAACCTAATCAACGTAGACGTATGGATAACCCATACTATTGTAAATTAGGTTATACAGGTTTAATTTATAATGCTACTAACAGTGTATCAGTATCTCTGTTAGATCGTATTAAACCATATCAATATTTATACAACATTATATCTTACAGGTTAGAATTAGCATTTGCTAGTGATCAAGGTAGGATATTCCTTATGGACTTAGCTCAAGTACCTAGGTCTGAAGGTATGGATATTGAACGCTGGATGTATTATTTGAAAGCTATGAAGATAGCTTTTATTAACAGCTTTGAAGAAGGTAAAAAAGGTGTAGCTACTGGTAAGTTATCAAACTTTAATCAGTTTCAATCTATTGATTTAAGTTTAGCTAATCAAATTAATCAGTATATACAAACTTTAGATTACATTAAATCTCAAGTAGCATTTATCAGTGGTGTATCACCACAACGTTTAGGTTCTATTAACACAAGTGAACTTGTAGGTAATGTAGAACGTTCAGTAAATCAATCTGCGTTGATTACAGAGTATTTATTTGACTCTCATGATGAAGTTAAACGTAGGGTATATATGGCACTTGTAGAATGTGCTAAAATGGCTTATAGGGATGGTAAAAAAGTACAATTTGTACTTGATGATATGGGTATAGAATTATTAGATGTACCTGAATTACAACTTGAAAATTCTGAATTTGGTGTTTATATTTCCAATGCTACAAAAGATCAAACAGTTGTTCAAACGCTTAAACAATTGGCTCAAGCAGCTATTCAGTCTGATAAAGCTGATTTGTCTACTATTATTGACACCATTGTTAATGACAATCCTAGGGACATCATTAGGTTGTTACAGAATAATGAGCAGGCTAAACAACAGCGTGATGCACAATCTGCACAGCAACAACAACAAATGCAACAGCAACAGTTAGAAATGCAAATGCAGATGAAGCAACAAGAGATGAATCTTAAACAATATGAAGTTGATAGTAATAATCAAACTAAGATTCAGGTTGCTGAGATAAATGCTATGCGTAGTATGACAGGTCCTAGTGATGTTAATGAAAACAAAATACCTGATCCTATGGAAGTAGCTAATGCATCATTAAAAGAACGTGAGATAGCATCTAAATCATTTAGTGAGCAAGCTAAACTAATGCAGGATTCAAATAAACACAATAAACAAATGCAACTTAAAGAAAAAGAGATGCAGATGAAAAAAGATATTGAAGATAAAAAACTTGAAGCTATTAAAATACAAAATCAAAATCAAATTGAATTAGCTAATAAAAAAGCACAACTTGATAAAGAAATGGCTAATAAAAAACTTGAACTTGAAAAATTAAAAATAAAAGCATCAAATAATAATAAAACTAAAAAATAAAAACAATGGCTTTAGATATAAACAGTTTTAAAAAACAAAATACAGGTAAAAATCCTATGATATCTGATGAGGTAATCAGTTATTTAAACATGCGTATTGAACAAGAAGAGTTATCTTCAAGGATGTATTTATCCATGAGTATGTGGTTAAATAACAAAGGTTATACTGGCGCAGCATCTTTATGGAAAAAATATTCACAAGAAGAATTAGCACATTCTGATTGGTCACGTGAATATTTATTAGCTATGGGTGTTCAACCTGATACTCCTGCTTTAAAATCACCTTCACAAAATTATCAAGGTTTACCTCAAATTATTAAACTTTCATATGAACATGAAATAACTATTACTAAGCAATGTAAAGAATTAGCTAGTAACGCTATGAAAAAAGGTGATTTTATGTTATTTGAATTAGCTGGTAAATTTTTAAAAGAGCAAATTGAAGAACATGATAAGATGCAAAACTGGATGGATAAGTTAGATGCTTTTGGTACAGATCAAATTGCTCTGCGTCTTTTAGATAATGAAATGGCTGGATAATAATAAATAAAACAATGATTGATATAAACAAACCAATAGGACAACCAAAAGGTAAATCCTCAAGTAAAGCTGAAGAGTTTTTTGGTAAACTTTTCCAATTAAGAGATCAAATTCATCTCACCCATCTCAAAGTATCAGGACCAGGATCATATGCTGCCCATAAGGCTTTAAATGAGTTTTATGATGGGTTATTGGATCATATTGATACTTTAATTGAAAGTTATCAAGGTAAATATGGTATTATTACTGTAAATATACCTGCTTCATCTGCAGTAGAACCTGAAATGGCACTTGAAATGTTAGCTAAATTAACTGATGATGGTAATGCATACATTATGTTCAAAGAAACATGGATACAAAACCAAATTGATGAAATTAGTACGTTAACATACCAAACTTTATACAAACTGAAAAACCTGGCATAATAAAACGCCATATGTTTTATTACGTATTTTAGAAAGTTTTGTAAATTATATAACAAGAAGTATTATATTTAACATTATAACAACATGGCAAAAAGTAAAAGTACAGAAGAAACAGCAGGAACAAGTCCTTTTGGAGGGTTTAAAATTCTACAAGGTGAATTTCCACCCCCACCTGCAACTGATGATATTCAGGATGGTGATGATGTAGCATTAGTTGATAAAACTGATGATGCAGAAGAAGAACAAACTGATGATCAAAAGCAAAGGATGCTTGAAGCTGACAAGAAGCTAGAAAAAGTAGCTGAAAAAGCAGCTAAAAATTCTAAAAAAACTGAAGATGTTGCTCAAGATGAAACAGATGAAGAAGCTGAAGATGAAGTTGAAGATGATACTGATACTGATAATCTGGCAGATGAGTCTGATGATGACAACACTGAGTCACCGCTCAAAGAATTTGCTAAATCTCTTTACAACAAAGGGGTTTTGGATTTTGATGATAGTGATGAAGAGTTTGAAGACAGTGAAGAAGGTCTTGAAAAACTGGTTAACAAGACTGTAGAAAACAGGATTAATGATTGGGTATCCAATTTACCTGATGAATACAGTAAATTTTTAGAGTTTGTTCAAAATGGTGGTCAACCTAAAGATTTCCTTAATGTATATTACGGTAATCACTCTTGGGAAAACTACAAAGTAGAAAATGAAAGTCAACAAATAGTAGCTGTTGAAGAGTCCCTAAGACTTACAGGTGAAACTGAAGAAGATATTAGGGATATGGTTGAAGAATGGCGTGATAATGGTACTTTAGAAAAACGTGCTAAATCAGCTTTAACTAAACTTCAACGTATAGAAGCAAGTCAAAAACAAGAACTTGTAGAAATACAAAAACAACAAGCTGCAAAACAAAAAGCTGCACAAAAACAATACTGGGATAATTTTAAAAACAGTTTGTTTGAACGTGAAGACATTAAAGGGTTTAAATTAACTCCTAAAATGAAAGAACAGCTTTGGCATCATATGACTGCTATAGATAAGTCCACTGGTAAAACAGGTTATCAGATGGCAGTAGAGCAGGATAATGAAGCTTCACTGTTGTTTGCTTTACAATCAATGTTAGGTTTTGACATTAAGAAACTTGAAAAACAAGTTGAAAGTAAAGTAAGTAACAAATTCAGCAAAATGCTGAAAAATTACAATAAATCATCTAAAGAGAAAATTTCTTCAGGTGGTACACAAGATTTTGGTGGTGGGAATAATCCATTCTCAGGCTTTAAATCTGTTAAACTTTGATATCTATAAACAATATAAAAATAAAACAAAATGCAATTATCTGATTTACAGATAAGTACTGGTAACTGGCACACTGGCCTAACCCAGGCAACTCACTTATCTAACTTCTTTTTAACTGAGCCAGCATTGGCTTCTGAAGTAATCACTCGTGTATATAACAAGATGAATGGTTACAAAAATGCATTGTCATTCCTTACTTCTGGTACTGGTCGTACTAAAGGTTTGGATAACATTGTATATCGTTGGCCTTTAATGGGAGATAGCCAAAAAGCTGTTCCTATTTCTGTTGCTCAATCTACCTATGGTGATGGTGGTTCTACACCTGGTATTGCTAACTCTACATTCCGTGTAGGTTTACCTGAAAAATGGTTTACTATTGGTGATGTATTGGTAGCTGATGACAACCAATATTTATTCCGTGTAATGGAAGAGCCTTATCAAGATGGTGTTGATTATGTTTACACTTTGCAATTGATCACTAAAGATCCAGCTGCTTATGTACCTCAATCACTTCTTGGAATTGGTAAAGAATTATCTAAAGACTACAACGTAGTTGAACATGATCATTCTCGTACTTCTGGTGACACTACTTATGCAACTCCTTTCATGATGGAGAACTACATGACTACTTTCCGTAAAATGTATGCTGTATCTGGAGCTGCTCAAGCTAAAGTTCTTAAAATAGGATTAATGAACCCACAAGGTAAAGAAGTATCTTATACTTGGGTTAAATATGCTGAATGGGAATTTTGGGCACAATGGATGGATGAAATGGAAATTGCTTACATCTATGGTAAAGGTAACGTGAATAAAAATGGTACTACTGCTATGAAAGGTGCTTCTGGTAACCCAGTTTATACTGGTGCTGGTTTAGAAGAGCAAATTGCTCCTGCTAACAAGCGTAAGTATACTACTCTTACTGAGCAAGTTCTTCGTGATTTCATGGATGATCTTTCTTATAACGGTACTGAAGATGGTCCACGTGAGTATGTTGCTCTTTGTGGTCGTCAGTTCATGAACCTTTTTGATCAAGCTATGAAAAAATCTGCTTCTAACTTTACTTTAGTTGACAGCAAATTCATCACTGGTTCTGGTCAAGAACTTATCTTAGGTGGTCAGTTCAAAACTTATATCGGTTTGAATGGTGATAAAATTACTTTAAAAGAGTGTCCTCTTTATAATTCAGTTGTACGTAACCGTCAGCTTCACCCACAAACTGGTAAACCAGCTGAATCTTACAAAGCTACTTTCCTTAACTTCAAGATTAACTCTAACGGAGAATCTAACGTTATGAAAGTTTACCATAATGGACGTGAAATGGCTTCTACTTACATTGAAGGATTATGTTCACCTTATGGTATGAAGAAAAATGGTACTTCTAGTTCACCTGTAGATGGATATGAATTCCATGTATTAAGTGAGTGTGGTATCATGTTGAAAGATCCTACCGATGCAGGACAATTCATCCTGGATGTTGAATCTATCTCTTAATTGTTATATAGGCTTTGAAGGGTGTGCCTTAAACACCCTTTATTTTTAAAACAACAACAACAAAAACAACAAAAGTAAAAGTATGAAATTTGAAGGACCTAAGTCTGTAAAGATTAAAAAATGCCCAAAAGTAGGATATTTTGGTTTAGTATCTTACCCAAAATCAGTAACAACAATAGGTTGTCAACTTGGTTCAAAAGGTGGTTATAACACTGGTTTAACTGAGGATGAAGAACGCTATTTTGAAAAAGCACTTGATTTACAACCCAACCAATTAAATAAACATAGCAAATGGTGGGGTGATGTTTTTAATGTTGAATATGCTATACGCTTAAACAACACAAAAACCACTGAATTAATTATGGATAATCCAGTTAATCAGTTAAAATATAAAGTACTTTTATCCCACACAGATGTTGCTAACTCTGAGTTGGAAAAAAATAAACCAGGTGTTCAGTTTTACATTGATGATGAAGAACTGAAAGCAAAAGAAGAACTTAAGACTCTTAACTTTGAACTTGAAGGTATGAAACTAATTATTGGTTTCACACCAGATGAAAAGAAAGGTGCTCTACGCTTATTTGGTAAGATTGGTTTAGATACCATGAGTGAAGATGTAGCTAGCAGTTACCTAATGCAAGAAATGAAAAGAGATCCTAAGAAATTCTTTGACATAGTCACTGATAAAGAAATGAAAACTAAAATGTTTATTTCTGAATTAAGTGAACGTAAGATTTTAACACGTACAGGTAATATGTTTAAATATGGTGATGATATCATAGCTAATAGTACATCTGAATGTGTTGAATACCTTAATGATCCTAAAAATCAATCTGTTAGATTGGCTTTAGAAACTAAATTAAAGAAACATAAAAAAGCGTAATAACCTTGACAATAGCTGAAGCACATAGAGCATTTAGGTTTGGTCTTGATAAGATGGATGGTTTAAATTATCCAAACTTCTTACCTGAAGAAATTGATTTACTTTTAAATCAGGCACAAGAACGGATAATTAAACAACGTTATGGTAAAAATAATATCAAACGTGCATCATTTGAAGAAGAACAAAAACGGACTGAAGATTTAAAAGAAATCATTCAAACCAGGATTGCTTTACCTCAAACTCCAGGTATTTATGGTAATTCAGCTAGTAATGCTACGTTTTTTGATTTAACTGATGATCATTGGTTTATTATTTGGGAAAAAGCAATTATTAACTGTCCAAGTTGTAATGTAAATAACCAATTACCACCAAGAAATCCTTAAATTAAAATCATATGGCAATAGGACCTCCTCCTCCTCCAGTAGACCCAAATCCTCCTGTAAGTGGGATTGAGGTTGAAGTAAGACCAGTAACACATCTGGAACTTGAAAAGATTAAGAATGATCCTTTTAAAGGTCCTGATCAAACTAAGGTTTTACGTTTGATGTACAAGAATAATGTTGAAATTATTCCTGCAACAGGTTGTACAGCAGTTAGGTATATGTACAGATATATAGCTAAACCAACACCTGTGTCACTGCAAAATAATGTCACATTTGTATTATCTGAACATATGCATCAAGAAATAGTTGATGAAGCTATTAAGATAGCATTAGAAGGTATAGAAGCTAAGCGTAATCAAACATTTACACCAATTGTAGATAACCAAAAAGAATAAAAAAATTAAAAAATGGCTAACATAAAAAATATCAAACCTGCATACTTCTTAGGAAGTTTGCTAACAAATCCTAAAGTTTTAGGTGGTAAAGTAGCTGAGATGATCACTGCTTTAACTGAAAAAAGCACTGTTACACAGGCTACAAGTATATCAACAGGAGTTACTATCAATGCTCAATCAGGTGTTATTACAACTGTAGCATTATCAACTGCTGCTGATACTGATTGTGGTTCATTTACTGTTACTAACAATAAATGTTACTCAAACTCAGTAGTACTTTTAACTGTAGTTAATAGTGGTGCTGGTGCACCTATAGCAACTGTTACATCTGTAAGCAATGGTTCATTCATTGTTAAATTACGTAATGTACACAGCGCTACTGCACTTAACAGCGTATTAAAATTAAACTATCAAATAATCTAAATTATTAATATTAAAACACAAAAAAATGAATAACTTACAAAGAGTTCAAAACATCTTCATCAGTAACGGTAGTGCTACTCCTGCTGGTGGTTCTGCTATTACCTCTGTTACACCTGGTGTAATTGGAGTATATGGCACTGGTATGGCTGCTTTAACTGCAGGTAATACCGTATCAACTAGCACTAATACTGGTGCAATCTACATGGTAGAAGGTAAAACTGACGCTAGCGGTGTTAGTTATGTTAAACGTTCATCTAAAATAGATGGAATGTCTATACTTAGCTATCAAGCTGAATCTTATGCTCCTGCTCAACGTCAAGTATGGTCTATTGGTTTTAACCGTGCTACTTCAGCTGGTCTTATTGAAGTGAATAATGATGTTAACTATAACTTCAGCATTCGTTTTAAGAATGACAAATGGTTATATTCAGAACGTCCTGAACTTCTTAATATCAACTTCCAATCTTCAAGTACTGCTACTCAATTAAGCATTGCTACTCAAGTTGCTAACTCTATCAATAACAGTGCTTACAAAAAGCAAGTTGTTGCTATTGTAGTTGGTGATGGTACTGGTGTTTATGGTGTAACTGGTGCTAGCAACTTTGGTGTTGAAATTACTGCTAAAGATGTTGATCAGTTCTTTAACAGCACTTATACTCCTAATAAAGTATATTTCTCTGTTCAAGTAAATGATGCTACTGGTTTTGGTACTTCTACAACTTGTACTGAAATACAAGCTTTTGATCCAGGTGTTGGTACTTACGATCAAGTTTATATGCTTGAAAACAAATGTTTTGGTTATGAAGGTGTTGCTAATCGTCGTCAGTGGCCTATCCCTGTATTAGACTATTCAGCAAGTTCATCTTATGTTCTTAGTGCTGCTATTGCACCTACTGTAACAGGTACTATTGGTGAAGATAAAGTTACTTTCAGTGCTACTGTTGCTGCTATCCTACGTGCTGGTGAAAAAGTAGAATTAGGTGGAGTTAACTATGAAATTAAATATTTCATTAGTTCAACTGTTGCTGTTCTTACTTCAGTTCTAGTTGCTGGTTTAGCTGCTGCTGCTGCTAAAGTACGTTATCAATATGATGTTATTACTGTAGAATATAACGACGCTATTAATACTCCTACTGGTGTTGTTGCTGTAGCTAATAAGTCAGCAGTTATTGCAATGCCTGCTATTGATGCAGGTGGTGCTTATAGCTCTACTTCAGCTATTGGAACAGCTATTTTAGCTATATTGAATCCTTGGATGGCTTCTACAGCTAAAGCTCCAGCTAACGTTTCTTTATAATACTTTTACCCCCTTGTTGTTTGTCCCAGGCTGTTTGGTGTCCTACCGCAGCTTGGGGCTTTTTTAATTTTATTGTTCATGGTTCATGAACATTTAACAAATGAACATTGATATAAAATGGCATTAGAACCAAAAATAAAACTTTGCCTTGCAGCTAATTGCACAGGCTTAACTTTCTATGAGGAAACTGGGGTATATAATGCAGCCACTAACCCTGGTGGTTATGGTGCACCTAACCCTACTTTAGCTAGCGTAGATCATGCTGAATTATTAATTTGGCCTTTATACAGTCTTACAAACTACGTAGCTCCTACTTACAACCTCACAATCACTCCTTCTGACAATCCTGATCTTGGTACATCCATTCTTCCTGATTTAAATATCCAGGATGGATTTTGGTATTTTGTATACAACCTATATGATGCTGCTGATCAATTAATAGCCACTGTTGAACAGGGTTATTATTACTATTGCAACACTGAATGTTGTGTTAGTAAATTATTATCAGCTATTGATTTAGATAGTTGTATGTGTACAAAAGAACACTTAAAAGATATAGAGAAATATACTAGAGCTAAGGTTTTACTTGAGTCTTTAAAAAATGCTGCTAGCTGTTATAATGATTCACTGTTTACAAAAATAAAAACAGCATTAAACAGTTTGTGTGCAAGTGTTGACTGTAAATCTTGCGGTTAATTAAAAACAAATAAATAATATACACATGTGTAATTGTAATGATAATATAAATTCAGTAACTGTTTATACTGGTCCTGCTGGACCTACAGGTCCTCAAGGTCCTGCTGGCAATGATTCAATATTAACAGGTACTTCTACAAGTAACTTAGCTGCCACTACTGGTACTAAGACTATAGTAACTCAAGCTAATATATCTTGGGTACCTGGTATGCGTTTAAGGGTATCTGATGGTGCTCCAGCTACACCAAGAATTATGGAAGGTGAAGTATCAACTTATACAGGTACTACATTAGTACTTAATGTTGATTACACTGAAGGTCCTGCAAGTTTATGGAATAACTGGGTAATAGGTGTTAGTGGTGCAGTAGGTCCTACTGGTCCAACAGGTGCTACTGGTGCAACTGGTGCAGCAGGCGCTGATTCTTTTGATTTATTACAGAATGCTATATTCTTTTCAGGTTCAACATATACACTAACTGTACAAAATAGTACTACTTGGATGTCATATGGTATGATATTGTATATTGCTAACCCAGCTACTGCTGTAGTAGCAGGTTATTATCAAGTAACTAATATATTAAGTATAAATCAGGTTATTGTATCTGATTTAGGTTACCCTGGTAATAGTACTGCTAATTTAACAGGTGCATTGCCTTTAGCAATGACTATTAGTGCTGCAGGTATTAGAGGTGCTGTAGGTACTACTGGAGCTGCTGGTCCTGCTAATAGCTTAAGTATTGGTTCTGTAGGTGCAGGTACTGCAGCTGCTAGTATAACTGGTACAGCCCCATCACAAATACTTAACTTAACATTACCTTATGGTCCTGCAGGTGCATCTGCATATACTACATTTACAACATCAACATATCCTACAGGATCTGTTTATTTTCCATTATTAACTAATGCTTATGATGTAGATGTTATGAGCACTGCCTGGATGGCACAATCTAACCCACCTTATTCTGGACCACCTTATGATGGCCAAATGATATTTATACAAGGTGCTGGTTATTTTCAAGTTATTAGTGTAAATAATGCTACTAGTGTTACTGTTTATGACCCAGGTTATTCAGGTAATAACTTAGGTTTAGCAACTCCTGCTGGAGCAGTTACTAGTGCTGGTGTACAAGGTGCATCAGGAGCCACAACAGGTAGTGTAGTATCAGGTATTAGTGATGGTGCTGGTAATACAGCTTCAGGTACTTCATATTACACATTGATTGGTAATTTAGTACATGTAGAAATAGAAATTGATTTAACTACATTAACTAGTACTAGTAGTGGTCAATTTTATGTAACATTACCTTATACACCTGTTGCAGCTAAAGTTTCAAATGGTTTATTAATGTATGGTGGTTTTGTTTCATATGCTAGTAGTGGTGTTCAATACCCTATACAAGTTAAAATAAACAATACTAATACTCAAGGTTTATTATATTTTACATTTGTCACTGGTAGTAATATTAGGTTAAGGAACTTTACAGACAGTCAACCTGAATCATTAACTACTAATGATGTTTTAAACTTTAGCTTTACTTACGAAAAAGCATAATAATGACACAAGAACAAATAATAAACGTAATATACAGGTTACAATGTTGTTCATCAACTATTGCTGCTGAACTATCAACATTGTTATTAACTGGTGATAAATCTTGTAAATCAAGGTTTAGTAATTTATTATTGTTAAATGATTACATTACACAATTTAAAAAATACAATACTGTTGCTGGCTCTATAAACTGTATCACAGAAGAACAATTTACAGCAATGTATAATAATGCTTCTGAATTGTGTAAACTTTGTGATTGTGGTACACCATTTCAATCTTATAATAGTCCTTATACTGCACCACTTGCTAATATAACTTTAAGTCCATCACCTGCTTTAGTTGATGATAAGTTAATACGTAGCATACCTTTTACATTTGCAAATACAATTGATGCAACTATAACAAGGACTAGCAGTAAGAATATGATTACTTATGCTTTACAAAGGAGTTATGATAATTCATCATGGACTACTTTGTCAAGTAACGATGCTACAAACCCTGTTACAACAATACTAGGTTTAACTGATTTGGCTCAACCAGCTAATCAAAATAATTATTATGTGAGGGCTTTTGTTTCAGATGAACAAGTGCCTGCTGGTCAAGCAATATCTGCAGTAGCATCATTTGGTATTTATCAACCTGTATTGTATGGTTATACTACTCAATCTAACCCTACACTTGTAGATTTAACTACATTAGTACCTGTACCACAAGGTGCTGGTTCTGGTCAATTAGATTATGCAAACAGTTCTGCAGATAAAACCATAAACGGTTTATTTTTTAATTTTAATGCTAACCCTAACTTTAGGTTTTGTATAGCTTATGATAATTCTTATGGTACTTTAACTTCATTTAGCGATGGGTTTTTTAATTACATAAGTAACTTTACAAGTAATACACAAACATTAACATTTGGGGATGGCACAGTAAAAACATACAAAGTGTATGTATATAACTTAACTATTAGTTCAGGTACATATACTATAAACACCTACTAAAATGGCAATTAATTTACCTACAGGATTTTTTAGGACAACTAATGAACCTTTAGATGTTCGTTATTTGGCTAGTGGGTTAACACCCTATAGTTCTGTTGCTGCAGCTAATGCAGCTATAGAATCTTCTGTTAGGTATATAGGTCAATTTGTAAATATAAACAATCAGTTATACTGGTATCAAAATGGTATTGCTGATGGTAATTTAGTAGCTTTTGCAGGTGGTGGGGGCGGTGGTAGTGGTACTGTAACAAGTGTATCTGTAACAACAGCTAATGGTGTTTCAGGTACTGTTTCAAACCCTACAACAACACCAGCTATTTCATTAAGCTTAGGTGCTATTACACCAAGTTCTGTTGCTGCTACAGGTACTGTTACAGGTAGTAATTTAAGTGGTACTAATACTGGTGATCAGGATTTATCAAACTTAGTTGTTAAAAATCCTACTATTACTGGTGCCACAAAAACTAAAATAACATATGACAGTAAAGGTTTAGTAACTAGTGGTTCAGATGCTACAACTGCTGATATAGCAGATACTACTGATAAACGTTACCAAACTGACAACCAAAAGTTATATAATGATGCTACAAGTTCTATTCAAACACAATTGAATAGTAAAGTTACAGGTGTTACTGCAAGTTCACCTATAACATCATCTGGTGGTACATCACCTGTTATATCAACATCTATGTCTACCAATAAATTAATTGGTAGGTCTAGTGCTGGTACAGGTAGTATGGAAGAAATTACTGTAGGTACAGGTTTATCATTATCAGGTGGTACATTAAGTAGCACAAGTACTGGTAGTGGTATATTAAGTGGTACAGCATCAGGTACAGATACTTATACAGTAACTATATCTGGTGTAACAGCTTATAACAATCAGGATGCTTACT